TTGACTTTGACTTTGACTTTGATCTTGACCTTGATGTTGACCTTGACCTTGATCTTGACGTTGGGGTAGTGGGGGGGACCACCCCCGGTAGCGTGGCCAAACCTATGTACCAATAAACAGTATTTTGCTCAATTGATGGCCAACTTTTGTACTTTACCACTCCTCCCCACCTGTTGTTTGTTTTCACTCCGGCTGCAGATAACTCCACTTTCTGTTTGGCAATTCAATATCTAGCTTAAATACCTAGCTAGATTATTATTTTAGGTTACTAGGCTAGATTATCTAGTCTAGATTATCTAGTCTATATTACCTATATAGATAATATGGATAGAAAACTTCTAGATGTTTTAGCAGAAGCTGTTGATGCCTATCAGGCTATGGCTCTTCGGAGGAAGAGCCATGATGGGAAGCAATTTGTTATTCAGGACCTTACTGCAGAAAAGCTAGTTAAAAAATTTCCTCAACATTACTCCATACGTGCCGATGGGAAGACCTATTTCATAGGAAAGGCTGCCGGTGATATTTTGGAAGATTATCTTGAGGGGTTAGGTTATGAACGTCGTAGTGCAAGATGGTCTCATCTTATGACCGTAGTTGTGACACTTGCCAAGGACGAGAACAAATAAATGGCTGTAGATATAGCTACTATTACACAGCAACTGAATTCTCTTCCATCGTATGAGCAAAAAGAGATCCTGGTTCTTCTGGACGAACTATCTGATGCCAGGGGGAGGATTGGTGCCCAGGAGGAATTCCTTCTATTCGTCAGAAGGATGTGGCCTGCATTTATTGAGGGTAATCACCATAAAATCATGGCTGATGCCTTCAATCGTATTGCGAACGGCAGTTTGAAACGGCTAATCGTGAATATGCCTCCCCGTCATACTAAATCGGAATTCGCATCTCATTTTTTCCCTGCTTGGTATCTGGGGAGATATCCCGACAAAAAAGTCATCCAGACGGCCCATACCGCAGAGTTGGCAGTCGGGTTTGGCCGTAAGGTTCGTAATCTGGTTGGGTCCCATCTCTACCAGAAAGTTTTCCCCGATGTGTCCCTGAGTGTGGATTCCAAGGCTGCGGGTCGGTGGGACACTAATAAGCATGGGGAATATTTCGCTATCGGTGTGGGTGGTGCGGTCACGGGTAAGGGTGCCGATATCCTCATCGTGGACGATCCGCATTCCGAGCAGGAGGCCGCGCTCAATGATCCGTCCGTATACGACCGCACCTACGAATGGTATACATCCGGTCCTCGCCAGAGGCTCCAGCCTGGAGGCGCGATCTGCCTGGTGATGACCCGCTGGTCGAAAAAGGATTTAACTGGTAGTATTGTCAAAGCATCTATTGAACGGGGTGGTGCGGACGAATGGGAAGTCATCGAATTTCCCGCGATCTTACCTACTGGCAAGTCGCTTTGGCCTGGATTCTGGCCGATAGAGCAGCTTGAATCGCTAAAAGCGGAACTGCCTTTATCCAAATGGAGCGCCCAGTACCAGCAAGATCCGTCGTCCGAAGAAAGCGCAATTATAAAACGAGAATGGTGGAACGAGTGGGAAGAAAAGGAACCACCGAAATGTGATTTCGTGATTCAATCGTGGGATACCGCATTTCTTGCCAAGGAAACCGCTGACTACAGCGCGTGTACGACCTGGGGTGTCTTCACGAATAAAAACGATGAACCGAATATTATTCTGTTGGATGCGCTGCAGGAACGCCTGGAGTTCCCCGATCTGAAGGCCCGTGCTTACGATATGTGGAAGGAATACAAGCCGGATGCGTTTATCGTGGAAGCAAAAGCTGCGGGTAGCCCGCTAATATTTGAACTCAGGAGGATGGGGATCCCCGTGGGAGAATATACTCCTAGCCGGGGTAAGGATAAAATTGCTAGGGTAAACGCGGTTTCGGATATATTTTCTTCTGGGCTGGTGTGGGCACCCAAAAAGAGATGGGCGGAAGCGGTTATCGAAGAATTTGCTGCATTTCCTACTGGTGACTACGATGATCTCGTGGATTCGTCTACCCAAGCACTCTTGCGATTTCGACAAGGTGGGTTTATTTCGATTGAGAGCGATGAGACGGAAGAAGAGTTTTTCCCAGCCCGTAAAGCCGACTATTACTAACCAATGATCGCCATTTCTGATTCTACCGGGTTTGTTGACAGTGTTGTTACTCTGGCAGAGCAATTGCTGGACATCGGGGTTGAGGACGCGATGATCATGGACGGCTACGACGATTGCGTTGTCGGGGTGCTGGAGCGTTATGGTATGGAGCCGATAGTTTTGTACGACAAGGAGAAAGTTATCAACAAGCTTGTGGAAAACGGTTGTGATGATTACGAGGGAGCAAACGAGTATTACGAGTTCAACCAGCTAGGTTTCTGGCACGGTGACAAGACGCCGGGATTCCTGATTAGGTTGCCCGAGGTGGACGATTAATGACAGGCCAGAACGTTCCTCCCGGCTATTATGTCAGCAATAGCTCCGATGCGGACGTATTCTATGCGGACAAGAGCGGCTTTTTCTATTTCAAGAAGGAAATAGGAGATAAATGGTCGCGCACCGATAAGTGGAACTTCGACCATATCTGTGATGTGGAGACGGTGAACGAGCAGCAGGGCGTATCTGCCTCCGTGGATTCACATGATGGCAAGGGCTTAGAGGTGAAGGTCAGCGCCCATATCGGCGTCAGCGTGTCGGATGTGATGAAATGGCATTACGTAAACCCGGACGGTAATCAGGCGACGGTCTGGGCTGGGCCGGAAGGCGGCCCCGGTGAGGGGATGAGCCTGGATGCGGGTGTCTGGTACGACAAGGACGGCAATATTCATGTGAAGTTTTCGACCTGCGGCGTTATCCCCCATGTGGCTTTTGGCACCGATCTGGTCATCAATCCGAAAACCGTGGAGGACCTGGATAAGCCCACGGCAGATGATAAGGCTTTTTCAAAAGGCTTGACCCAAGGGTTGACGCTAGGTATTGCTGACAAAGCGCCGCCCGTGATTACGCATACCGTTGCTACATTACATAAGGTTGCCAATGATCTTGGGAAACTTCTTTAATGTCGAGAAATAATAATGCCTATAGATAAGTCACTGGATCCTCTTTTTAATCAGGATGATTTCGAGATAGGCTCGGAAGGGTTTACGGTAGCTGAAAAAGATGTGCCCTTGGATAGCCCCACGCTTACGGAGATGGAAGATGGGGGGATGCTCGTTGATTTCGATCCAACAGAGCTTTCCGTAAATGGGGGCAATGTATCGTTCGAGTCGAATCTCGCAGAACATATAGAAGACGGAGAATTAAATTCTATCGCCCTGGATCTCATCTCGAAATTTGATGCCGATAAAAGCAGCAGGGGCGATTGGGAACAGACATATGAAGAGGGATTGGATTATCTGGGATTGGAGATCGAAGATCGCACGACACCGTGGGCTGGGGCGTGCGGGGTATTTCACCCCATGCTGTCGGAGGCGGTAGTTCGATTCCAGAGCCAGACCATCCAGGAGATTATGCCCGCACAGGGTCCGGGTAAAGCCCAGATATGGGGCAAGTTCAGTTCCGAAAGGGATAAGCAGGCGAAGAGGGTTCAGCAGTATCTCAATTATCAGCTTTTGGAAGTGATGACGGAATATCGCTCCGAAACAGAGAAGCTGCTGTTCAGCCTTCCGCTCGCGGGGTCCGCGTTCCGTAAGATCTATTTTGATCCGTCACTTGGCAGACCGACCTCCATGTTCGTGCCCGCAGAAGATTTTGTGGTCGCTTTCAATGAGGCCGATCTGGATCAGGCGGAGCGTTATACCCACGTAATGAATCGCAGTACAAATCAGATCAAAAAGCTTCAGGTAAGTGGGTTTTACCGTGATGTTGAACTCACGCCCTCCAATGTCGAAAACAATCCAGTTACAGATAAGTATATAGAAATTGGAGGCGTGAGGCCGTCGTGGGACAAGGACGAGCGGCATCAGTTACTGGAGATGCACGTTGATCTGGATCTACCTGGATTTGAAAGTTCCGATGGGGTCGCGCTTCCATATGTGGTTACGGTCGATAAGGGTAATCATACGATCTTGTCGATTTACAGAAACTGGGGTGAAGACGATCCCCATAGAACCAAGAAACAACATTTCGTGCATTATGGATACGTTCCCGGCATTGGATTCTACAATCTCGGGTTGATCCACATGATCGGTGGGCTCGCGAAATCAGCGACCAGCTTGCTGCGTCAGCTTGTCGATGCGGGCACTTTGTCGAATCTACCCGGAGGGCTTAAGACCCGTGGACTCAGAATCAAGGGCGATGATACGCCGATTATGCCAGGAGAATTCAGAGACGTTGATGTCCCGGGTGGGGTCATCAAAGATAACATCACTTTCCTTCCCTATAAGGAACCTTCTCCGGTCCTTTATCAACTATTGGGTAACATTGTGGAAGAAGGTAGGCGCTTCGCTTCCATGGCGGACCTCAAAGTAGCGGATATGAACCAGGAGGCTCCGGTCGGCACTACGCTCGCGATTATGGAGCGGGCGATGAAAGTGCAGTCCGCGATCCAGGCACGGATCCACGCGAGCCTTAGGCAGGAATATAAAATCCTGGCTACGATTGTTCGTGACTATACGAGTCCGGCATATCCATATGAGACGGACGAGGGAGAGGATATCAAGGCAGAAGATTTCGATGGTCGTGTTGATGTCGTTCCCGTGTCGGACCCCAATGCGTCCAGCATGGCACAACGGATCATGCAGTATCAGGCTGCGCTGCAATTGGCAGCCCAATCTCCCGGCCTATATGATATGCCACTTCTGCATAGGCAGATGATGGAGCTTATCGGTATTCCCAATGCCGATAAAGTTGTTCCCGATAAGGACGAGATACCTCCGAAGGATCCTGTTAGCGAAAATCAGGATATGCTCATCCTTAGTCCTGTTAAGGCATTTGAATACCAGGATCACGATGCACATATGCGTGTTCATATGGTAATTAAGAATGACCCGGATGTTGCTCAACAGGTGCAGAACAGCCCGAATGGTCAGGCAATCAGTGGTGCCATGGACGCCCATATCCGTGAACATCTGGCATTTATCTTCCGTAGACAGATTGAAGAGGAACTTGGTGTTCCGCTGCCACCGGCCAATGAGAAGTTGCCGGAAAATGTGGAGAGAAGATTGAGCGTTCTGGTTGCCGATGCCGCCGATCAGATGTTGGGCAAGAAACAGCAGAAAGCTCAGGCAGAACAGGCGGCCCAGCAGCAGCAAGATCCAATCATTCAACAGCGCGAACGCGAACTTGCTATACAGGAACAGGAAGCTCAGAGAAAACAGCAAGCCGATGCCGCCAAGCAGCAGCTTGGGGAGCAGAAACTCGCGGCTGATCAACAGCAGGATGCGGCGGAACTTGAGTTGGAGCGGCAGAAACTAGCGAGTAAAGAGCGTATCGAAGCTGCCGAGTTGGCATTGGACGAGCAGGAACTGATCTCTAAGATTCAGGCTGATCAGCAGAAAGAGGATATAAAAACGCAGTTGGAAGGATTTAAGCTCGGTCGTGATCTAGGTAAGGATATGGATGAGGGTCAGAGAAAGGACGAGGATAATAAGGATGGCTGAGTCCGTTCTGTCTGTACTTAAAAAGAAAATCAGAACTCAGATGAATGAGCTTGCCGATCATCTGGCTATAGGGTCTGCTCAGAATATGGAGGAGTATCGTAAGATATGTGGTACCATCGAAGGCTTGGCATGGGCGGAACGGGAGGTTATTGACATAGAGACAAAGCTTATGGAGTCTTAGTGTATGGCGAAGAAGAAATGGATTAAGGGTACCATTAAAACGAGGAAAAGAAAAAAATGACCGATATTGCTCTCGCGGAAGCTGTTACAGGCGAGGATATCGCACCCGAAATTGAAGAAAAGACGGATAAACTCAATTTCGCATCTCAGTTGCCGGAGCCTAAGGGCTATAAATTGTTGATAGCACTCCCCGAAGTTAATGAAATGACCGAAGGGGGCATCATAAAATCAGAAGATTTACAGCATGAACAGTCCATTGCGACCGTTGTGGGCTGGGTTATGAGCATGGGGCCGGATGCTTATGCGAATTATCCCCGATTTCCCAGTGGGCCGTACTGTCAGGTGGGAGATTGGGTCATTTTTCGGGCATTTAGCGGTACCAGGATCAAAATTCATGGCAAAGAGTTCCGTTTAATCAATGATGATACTGTCGAAGCGGTCGTAGAAGACCCTAGAGGGGTGGAGAGAGCATAAAATGGCTGACGAAACTGGTAGAATAAGCGAAGAAGACAAGTTTTTGGGCGTTAGAACCACCATTGACGTTCCCAAATCGGAAGAATTGGACGTTGAAGTCGTAGATGATCGCCCGGAAGAGGACCAAAGGGCTCCTACCGCCGAAATACCGGAAGATGATGGTACTGCAAGCGATGAAGAGCTTTCGCAATTGGGAAATCGTGCCCAAAAACGCATTAAAAAGCTGAAATGGGAGTACCACGAGGAACGTAGGGCCAAGGAAGCCTCCGACAAGCTTACAAACGAGGCTATTAGCTATACACAGGGGCTACAGACCGAAAATCAGCGCCTTGTACAGCTTGTTCAGGATTCTCAGACCGCTTTGACGGAGCAGGCGAAGCATCGTGCCGGTGCTGCGCTCGCTATGGCCGAAGAAAACTTCAAACAGGCGCATGAATCCGGTGATGCGGAGAAAATAGCGAAAGCGCAGAAGGATCTGACCAATGCACAGCTTGCTCAGGCTTATGCGCCCTCCGTTTCGCAGAAAATCATTGATAATTGGAAGCGGAACGTACTCGCCCAGGACCAGGCGGCGACAGATCAGGCCGCCCAGCAACATGTGCCGGAGCCAGTGCCAGAACCCGATGCCAGGGCCGTATCTTGGCAAGAATCGAACCCATGGTTCGGTCAGGATAGGGAAATGACAAGCTTTGCATATGGTGTACATGAAAGATTGGTGGGAGAAGAAGGTGTTGACCCAGATAGTGATGAGTATTATGAGTTAATAGATAATCGCATGAAAGAAGTTTTTCCTGCGCAATTCGGTAGCAGCCCGACGCACTCTGATAACTCCGTCGTTGTTGATACCGCACCTCGCCGCAAGGCGAACCCGGTGGTTGCACCGGCATCTAGGAATAATGGTGTACCATCGCGCCAGCAGGTTACACTGACACAGACCCAAGTTAAACTCGCGAATCGCTTGGGCATAACGCCACAGCAGTATGCGGCACAGCTATTGAAGGAGATGGCATGATGGCTGAAAAACGCGCTCCCAGGACACCTAGAAATATTGAGACTCGTGAAAATGAGATTCGTGATGTTTCATGGGAACCTGCATCGGTTCTTCCAGATCCCGAGCCCCAGGATGGTTGGGTGTTCAGATGGATACGAACATCTATGATTGGCAGTCCTGATAACACGAATGTTTCTAAGAAATTTCGTGAAGGATGGGAACCTGTCAAAGCCGAAGATCATCCTGAACTTCAGATTATGAGCGATCATAA